TAAAAAACAAATGAGGTCAGCGCTTCCCCGACAATTTCACGCACAAAAAAAATAAACACATGATTTTTATTGCAATATAAATAATAGATAAAACAATTGAAGTAATACTTAAACTAATTTCAAAAACAAAAACATTGTTTTAATTTAGTTTTATTATTATATTAATTTTTAAATATTAATAGTATTTTTTTATTTATGTTGATTTTTTGTTGTCTTTTTATTAATGTTGGAGGCACAATTAATGACAAAAAAGAAGCGTGGCCCTAAACCAAGAACGGATGAACATTTTAACGCTACTTATGTTAGCACTCCACAAAACGAAGAAAACATTTCCAGGGTAAGGTCAATTTCTTCGATGTGGAGAAATACATTAAAAAGTAATAGTGATGTAATTTGTTTTTGTGTTGCATTTGTACAAAAAAACATAAAAATTATTGACGAACAACTAAGAAAGCAATAATGTTTGAAATACCAGAAATAAATATAAGTGGGAGAGTTGCTTCTAAAAAACTTGGTAAAACAAAACAAAAAAGAACGTCTCAAAAAAAAACTACAGAATCAACAGCGGATATTATCGATAATAAAAACAGTGGTTCGGTTTTTGATAATCTATCAATAAGACAAGTTCAGCTTGCATTTAAAATAAGCCGGCAAACAGTACAGAACTGGATAACATCAGGGTGCCCTCGAAACCAAGATAATACCATGAGTATTTTTTTTGTACATCAATGGCTTGTCGATAGGGACAAAAAAAAAGAAGTAGAAAAAGCCATTTCGTTAAAAGACAAAAAAATCGAAAAAGACATAGAACTTACAGAGGTAAAGATACAAAAAGTAAGAGAAGAATTAATTGAAAGATCAGTAATGGAGGACACGCTTGCATCACGATCTAAGACAGAGAGCGAATATTGGGAAAATGCAATAGAAAGAAATGCGGTATATATGGCAAATCAACCAATTGAGACATTAAAGGTGATGCTAAGAAGCTTCCTTTGTGAGGGGACATCTAACCTTGTTAGTGAATGATGAATTAAAAGTAAATTGGGAGTTTTGTAAACCAAAATGGAAATATCCGCTTACCTATGGAGAAAAAAGAAACTATGTAATAGAAGATAGACCTCTTCCTTGCGATCTTGCCAGAAAACTTTATTTGCCAAGAAAGTCATATAGTAGGCACGGACTGTTTGTACCAGACGAATGGCAGATAGAACCAATGAACTCTACTTATTACAACGAAATAACTTGTTTTTGCGGGCCTGTACAAACTGGAAAAACAATGATTGCAGAATTTGGCGCGTACTGGGGTATGAAAATAGGAATAAGCGGAATGCTCGGCTTTGCCATTGACGAAAAGGCCGAAGAGATGTTTACCGGTAGATACGCAGAAATGATAAAGTGTAAAAAAAATGAATTTCTCTATGAACTTTGGGATGAGAAAGAAGACTCATTAACAAAAAGCAAATTAAAACTAAAAAACTGTACATGGACATCGGCAAGCGCTAATGGCAAAAATTCTTTTGCGTCAACAACTTCGCCATTTACAATAGGATCAGAAGTTGCAAAGTGGAATATTAAAAACTATGACCCGGTTCAGATGTTACGAGGTAGAGGTGATTCTGCTTTCGGTTTATACGATTCAAGAAAAATGATATTGGAAAGCTCCCCCTTTGAAGTTGGTGATATGCTTTACAACCAATTTTTCAGGGATGGTAGCGCGATACTACAACCGCATTATAAATGTCCCCATTGTGGTATGTGGCAGGTGTTAAGCGATAGTCAAATAATTTTAAGGGATAAAGAACTAAAGGGTAGACCGGCGAAAATAAGAGAATTAAAAAGTGATTCCGTTTATTATGAATGTTTTTATTGTGGGAAAGAAATAACCGATAGGCAACGTGTTGAAATGTCAAAATACGTAGTTTGGGCAATGGCAGAAATAAACGAAGAATCGTTTTGTCAGAAAGCAGAGGCAATTGACAGCGAAGGGAATATAAAAACAAGAGGAGTTGGTGGAAAAAGAAAAGGATACGATATTCATTGTTATTGGTGGAATAGACTTGTAGATATAAATTTTCCATTATATGAATGTTTGGCAAGATTTTTTGAGACACTTCATAACGACGCGCAAAAGCGAACCTATGAAAATGAAACAATGGCAAGGTGGTGGAGACGAAAAACAGGAAGAATTGAAAAAACTTACCTCGAGTCAAGAAAAGTAGAATATTTTCAGTGGGGGGAAAAGCATTGTGTACCAGATGACGTTTTAATTATAACGCTTGGAGTAGATTCACAAGACAATGGATTTTATTATTCTTTCGTAGGTTGGGGAGCGTGGTTGTCTTGGATAATATTAAGAATGTCTTTTATAAAAATTCCGAGACTTGACAGTGGTTACGAGCACCAGGTTTTTGAAAATTTTATGAATAATCTTTATGTTCAGCCGCTAAAATTTAGAGACGGAACAATTGCAGACTTTACGATAGGGTGTATAGATAGGGGTGGTCACCGAGCAGAAGATGTTGACTATATATGCAAACATTTTCCATCGAGAAAGCTTTTTCCTTATGTTGGACTAAAACAGAGGTACGAAGATCGTCCGATGATATACAAGAGCGACAAGGGAGAGTTTTACCTTGGTCAATCAGATGCAATTTCTGAAGACGTTGGAAAATATATTTCTGGTGAAAACTTTTTAATTCCAATGGACATAGAAGACGAATACCTGAAACAAATAACGCGACAATTTCACCAAAAAAAAATATCAGCAGATGGACAGGTATCAACGTCCTGGGTTCACGGATATATGGGCCCTGATCATTGTAGAGACTCGCTTAACTTAAATCTTGCCGCCGCAAAAATAAAAGGCATTGATAAAATGTTGTTAAATCCACAATATTGTGAAACATTAAAGAAAAACAGGAACACGGTCTGCTCTATCCAATGCAAACAAACAGAAGTAAGACCGACAACAAACAAAGAAACATACAAACCAAGAAGTTATTTTAATTTAAACGGGAGGTGTTGGTGAATAAGCAAAAAAAGACAAAGCCAATTGTTTTTGAAGAGCCAATGTTTGAAGAACCAGAAGAAAAGCTAATGTTTGAAGTTCCAGAAACGCAAGGGACAACAATTAATTATGAATACAAGGTATTACCAGTAACATACGGATTAAACGGGAAAGATATGTCAATGATAATTGAAAACATAATTAACAAAAAAGCAAGGGACGGGTATAGATATGTTGAGTCAATACGATTTTCACCATCAGAAGGGTGCCTTGTTTTTGAAAGAATAAATGAGTAATATTTAATTTGTTTAAAATCATTGTGTTACACTATAATTATTATGTGTAAACGTAAAAAAACAGTTTTTAACTAATAAATAAAAATAATATTAATTTATTTTAGTTGTTTAGTTGTCTAAAAGTAGATAAATTTGTATTAAAGACTTGCAAATTATACCGAGGGCAATATGACAACACCAGAAGAAATACAAGAGGCAGCCGCACAAAGAGCAATAAATGGAGTTGCAGAAAGACAAATAGCAGACCGTCGTACCCGCTACATAAACCCAAAAGATGCACTTGAAGCATCTGAACTACTTGGTTCTATACAGTCAACGACAGGACCGTTTGTTCGTGTTGGCCTTAAATCAAGGGAATTTTAATGCGCTTTATAAATAACATAAGTCGAGATGCTTCTTTTTTTTCAAAACTCGTAAAATTTGGGATTGACAATAGGCCGTCAGAAAGGACGAGGAGGGAGAATGTAAGCAGGCGCGAAAACGATTTGTTTAACAGGGGTGTTGAAATTGGAAGAAAACGAGAAACAATGTATCACCCAGGCGCAGAAAATGGAGTTCTCAGGTCTGACTGGTTAAAAACTCCAAGGTCATGTACAGAAATAATAAGAGAAGATTTCAAAACTATTTGCGCGAGGGCAGAACTTGCTTATAGAACCGATGGGTTGACAAAAAGAGTCGTAAATCTTATCGCAAGTTTTGTTGTCGGGCAAGGAATACAACCGTTTCCTGCGGTAAAAAAAGGAAACGGAGATTATGTTGAAGGTGTCAACAAACAGCTATCAGAAGACTGGGAAAGGTTCAATGATCAAGGAATACGTGCTGGAACGGCTCACCTGACAATATACCAGGCACAGTTTTTAAAGTGCTTAACAATGATTGTTTACGGATCTGTTTTACAGAACCAGGTAAAATCAAAAAAAGGATCATTACTTCCAGTTGCTTTTCAAATATTAAAACCAACAAGGCTTGATTTCTCAAAAGACAATTACTGGAACACTGGCTATGAAACAGACATTACGAGCAGGATTGTTCACGGAATTCAGCTTGATAAGTATGGTGAAGCATTAAAATATTATTTTGAAGGAGAGACACAAGCAAGGGATGCTACGAACATAGATTTGTCATTTATCCCAATTGAAGCAGATCAGTATCTTGGTATTTCATGGCTTACGACAGCACTTCCTGCAATATATGACAGACAGCAACTTTTATCAAACAAACTAAAACAATCAAGAATAGGATCTAATCTCGGAATGCAACTTCCAAGAAATTTACAGCAAGGTATTGAGGCTGTTCTTGACAATGATTCCGACGGAAATAAATACATGGATTTAGACTTTCAAGGTTTTGTGTTTACAGATAAAGATATAAAGCCAATATCGTTTGTTGACCCTATAGCAACTTCTTTTGAGCCGCTAATGCGTATGATCGTCCAGGAAGTAGCGATAGCAAACGGAATAAGCTACCAGCGCCTTACAACGGACTTAAAAGATGCAAATTTTACATCTGGTAGAATAAATACGCTTCTTGACACAAAGATATTTCGTGTCTTATTTAAGCAGTTTACAGATTGTTCTTGCCAATACGACTGGAACAGGTTTGTAGAATGGGAGGTATTTACAGGTAGACTCGAAAGGCATGGAATCGGTTACTCACAATATCTTTCAGACCCTTGGTACTATTCTCAATGCTATTGGCTTCCAAAAGACGAAGAGGATTGGGTTGACCCATACAAAGATGCTCAGGCACTTTTATTGCTTTACAAAATGGGAAAAATAACATACCAGGAAATGTGCTCAAAATCTGGCAAGGGATATAAGTCGATTATTCTACAATTAAAAAGAGAAAAAGAGGAGCTTATTGACGCTGGACTTGATCATTTACTTCCTCAAAACATAGACAGTAAGGAAACTGTAGAAACAAAAGAAAAGGAAAATAAAAATGCCAATTCCGTTGAAGAATAATAAACACAACCCATTTAGTATGAAGGCACTTGAAACAGAGACTGAGTTTTTGCTATATACCGATATAGGAATGTGGGGGATTACCGCTGAAAACTTTCTTGCATCTGTTAATTCATGCAAAACCAAAAAAAAGAAGTTAAGGGTTAATAGTTACGGTGGTGAGGTTTATGATGGTATTGCGATACACAACGAAATAAAAGATAACTCCGGCGATTGGGTTGCAGATATTGATGCAATAGCGGCTAGTTCGGCATCTATTGTAATACTTGGAGCAGGAACGGTGAGGATGAGAAGTAATGCCAGGTTGATGATACACAACCCATCTTGTATTGTCATTGGTGAAGCTGAAGACATGGAAAAAGAGGCAAAGGAATTACGAAGTCTTGAAAACACAATAATCGACATGTATTTCGTAAGGATGAGTAAGAAAGGGTGGTCTAAAGAAGATATAAAAGAGTTGATGAAAGAAACAACTTATTTTACCGCACAAGAAGCGCTTGACTGCGGTTTAATTGATGAAATAATTGACCCTATCGAAGTTGAAGAGCCGGAAACAAATAGCGACAAAAAAATACCAACTAATATAGCAAGAACCGTATTTACAAATTATAAACCAGAAAACAAACCAGATACCGGGAACCAAAAACCCGACAACAAAGGAGAGAATGTTATGAAGTGTCCGCATTGTGGTAAAGAACATGCAGAGGGCTCTGTGTTTTGTTCTTCGTGTGGTAAACACATGGATATACTTGAAGCACAGAGGGCTGCAAATGCAAAAGAAAGAAAAGAGGCTGTTATCGCCGAAAGAGAAAGGGTTCAAAACATAAACGCGGCGTGTAAAAAATACGGACTGTCGGACGAGTTTGCAAAAGAACTTGTTGACAGCAACGACGAGTATGAAAAATGTGCGATAAAAATGCTTGAGAAAATAAGCATTCCCGATCCCATTAAACAACACAGAATTGAACCGAATGCGGGAGGAGACGCATCTGATAAGTTTAGGGCACATGCACAGAACTCATTGCAGGTTGCGTTAAAAATGACTTCCGATAAAGTCGTTATTGAAGACATAAGAAAAAATCCGGGACCTACAAACCTTCATGGGCTGGTAAGATCGTGTCTTCATAACGAAGGCAAATTGACAGATTCACAAATAATGAACCTTAATCCCCATGACATAGGAGTTCATGCAATACGAATGGCAGGAATTGGGTCAAGCGATCTTCCGGCAATACTCGCCGATACAATGAACAAACAATTTGACGGAGCTGCCGAAGAGACCGACGCAACATTTCAGGAGTTTACTGCTGTTGACGAAAACCCCGACTTTCGCGCAAAGTCATATACAAAGCTTTCAAGCTTTGGTGATATTGATGACCTTCCCGAAGGAAAGGCATTTGGAGAGGGGAAGTTCAGCGACAAAAAAGAGTCTATCAGCGTTTCAACGAAGGGTAAAGCAATAACAATTACCCGACAGATGTTTGTCAACAACGACACATCGGCAATTGCGACATTTCCAAAAATGATTACTCTTGCCGGGTTCCGCCGTCAGAACATGGACGCGTACGATTTGTTGACGTATAATTCATGTGTCGGACCTGTACTCGAAGAAGACACAAAGGCAGTTTTTGACCTTTCCGCACATGATAACCTGATTGCTGATAGTGGAATACCGTCTGTCACATCGGTAGGCGCGGCGGAAGGAAAGTTGCTCAACATAAAGTTATTGAAGCCTACTCCTGATGCAAAACAGGCGTATGGAAAGGCAACTGCAAAGTATATAATTACCGGGTCGCTGAATAATGTAAACACAATCCGTCAACTTATAAACACGTCGTTTGACCCAAAGGCAACGATACCTGGTGTTTACAATCCTTATACCGGCCTTACTCCCATCTTTGACCCGTACTTGCAGTCGCTTCTTACTGCTGCCGGATATGGATATGGATTTTATCTTGCAGGAGACCAGCGTATATGGCCTACACTAACCATAGCGTACCTTAGTGGAGCCAGAACACCAACGCTTCGGAGCGAACCTTCAGGAGTCGGAGAAGCCCTTGGAATTAAATGGGACTTTTACTGGGACTGGGGTTTTGGATTCAAGGATTGGCGTGGAATCGTATTTAATGATGGAGTTACGGCAGAGGAATAATTTACACAAAAGAAAAGGAAGTTTTTACGATAATACATTTTTTAAGCGACAACATATAACAGGAGAATAGAAATGATAGGAACGTGTTACAAAAGTGAGCTCGAAAGGGATGTAATAAAATACACCCATACGGCAGCGACAACGGCGTGGACTCCAATTTATGTTTCAGGTCTTGGAGTTCTTATTCCTCAGTCGAGTAAAGACACAGGTGTTGAAAATGCGTTTTACAGGGTAGGAATATTCAAGTTTTATCCGACAAGCGGAGTATCGGTTGTAAAAGGGACAAAGGTGTATTATAACAGCGCCACTGGTAAAATCGATAACACGGCACCTGCTGCTGGTTTCTTGCTCGGAACAGCACTTGAGAGTGGAACAGGGACATCTTCTGGATCGGTAGCTATAAATGTTGACATTGGCGTTTATGGCGAAGAGGGGTTGATAAACGTTTACGACAGCACGGGAAAGTTCAAAGCGTCGTATGCAACAATTGATCTTGCCGCTTCCGCTCTTGTTGCAAACGACATTATGAGAATCGGCCAGGGGTCACATTCGCTATCAGCCGGTGTTGACATAACAAAGGCTGGCGTAAAAATATACGGAGCAGGAAAAAAACTCACAACAGTTGTTGCCGCCGCTGCTGCCGACTATGCCTTTAAAACGCTACTTGGCGCTCTTACTGGATCAAGCGAAGTATTTTTTGGCGACATGACAATTGATCACGGCGATGATGCAACTCAGGTCGGGATACAGGTTGACAATGCACTTGCAACAAAGAAGCTTATAGTTTTTGTTGACAATGTTGACTTTGAAAGCGACGGAGGAAATTCTGTTGATGTAGACCATACCGATACAACATCGGCATTACGGGTAAGAGTTTCAAATTCTTATCTTGAGGGTCCTGTTAATATGGTTGTGGCGCACGACGAAGATCAGCTACACATTACCGACAACTGCGACGCGGTTGGAGGTGTTGTTACAAGCGATGGAGCGTATACTGCGGTAATACTACTCGAAAACTCAAAAGTTCTAAAGGCCGGTGTTACCGGTGGTGCAAGTCAACAGACGCTTTATGCGTCTGGAATGCTTGCACATACCGATGCAAACCCAGACGTATACAGCGCATTTGTAACAACAGATGCTGCCGGAAGTCATACTGAATCTCTTATATCACCTTAATAATTACACTTTTTTTATTTTGTCCGGCACTGTGTAATCAGTGCCGGATTTTTAAAGGAAATAAATGACAATTGCAGAAGACATAAGAGAAGAGTTTCTTGAAACAGCAAACGACGAAGGATTCGGAGAAGATGTTGTATATGTAATTAACGGAGTAGAAAAACATATTCGTGCAATTATATACCGTAACGGCTTAAACTCTCATACTATGAGATATGACCGTGGAAGCGAATCTAAACCATCTCGGTATAATTTTGAAATACGAATATCAAACGACGAAACATATGGAATACCAGAAATAAAAACAAAAGAACACACGGTAAAAGTAAAGAAAAACCTGTTTGATAGTTCATATCACACGATGCAAGTAATTGAAATTACAGAACAAGATCCAGGGACATATAAATTAGGGCTTTCAGTATGATAACTGTAGAAGTAAAGGGGGACAAGGCTGTTGAACAGTTGTTTTTAATGGCACCAAAAGTATATACTGATTCAATAGCACATTGGTTCTGGCGAGAGAGGAAACTGTTCGTTGGAAATAAATCAAGAAAAGGAGCGTTTGCAAAATCACTTGAACGCAAAGAACACAAAACGTATGGAGGACTGTGGAGGCGTGGGGGAATAGGACAGGCGTTTACTGGCGGAATAAACCATCCACACATAATGAACAACATGACGTTGAATATGGGTGTTACTGATGAATGGCGAAAGAGAATGCCATATATTGACATTTTATCAACAGGTGGAACAGTAAGACCGGTATCAAAACAATGGATGCTAATTCCTTTTTATAAAAATCTTCGTTCAATAGGATTGCTTGGAAGGATAGGAAATAACGCAAGAGACAAAAAGAACTGGACAAAATGGAGGAGAGAACAGCGCGGACATTTTGACATTTTTATACACCACGGGAAACTTCTTGTTTTTGGCGACTACCCAAGCTCTGAAGCAACTGGAAGCCACGAAGCGCGTCACATGGGAAGGCTTAATAGAAAACTGCTTTTTGTTGGCGTCAAGAGGGCTACTATAAAAAAAAGATTTGACTTTGAAAAGTCTTTTAAACGAAGGGTACCGACAATGATTGGTCGTGGAGAGAAAATTATTTTAACAACCACATCAAAACTTGACTCCGGAAAGCTTATGGTGCAATAGTGGCCGATTCAATACCAGAACTAATTACACAAAGCATCGTTACGTCGTTAAACGGAAAATCAATTACTGTAAACGGCGTTTCAAAAACTATTACTTGTGAACGCGAGAGAATTGTAAATGTTGTTGAAGGAAGATACCCATTTGCAGTTGTAAGGGAACCGCACATAGATAAAACACAAAGGGCACATAGGGTATACGCATGTAAAGCGTGGTATCAAATTGAAATCGAAGACAACACTGTAAACGACGACTATTCACCAGATGAAACCGTTGTTCCTATTGGGAAAATATACGGAAATTTTAATTCTGACATAATGAAATTAATTGCATCAAATAATACAAGGGGAGGAATAGCGCTCTTAACAGAGTTTGAGACAGCAGACATATACTTCGACAACGAGAGAGGCGTTCCCATTGCAAGGTCACTCGTTGAAGTATCTGTAAACTTTATGGTAAACGAAAACGACTTTTATATAACCGGAGGTTGAATTATGGCAAGACAATCAAACGCGCTAGGATTAGTTTTAGGGCAACTTCAATCTGCTTTTGATACAGCTGCAACAGTACTTGACGCAACGGATGTACTTGAGATTCAAGGAGGATACTCAATTGATCAAGCGGTACGGACAAACGAGGTTGACCTTGTTGGTGGCGGATGGACTCAGAATCAATCTGTTTTAGGTCCGAGAGACGCAACAGTATCAATGACAATGCCGTTACGAACAGGCGGAGCGGCAGACTCGGTAGGACAAATAGCAACACTACTAAAAGCGTCAATGCTTGATGAGACAGAGGTGTCAGACGTATACACCTATGTTCCAACGGCAAAATACTCTGAGTGGAATGCACTAACGCTATGGAATTATTCGGGAAACCTTGACTCTTCAGGATGTATGCTTGAAAAGTTCCACAATGTAATAGGGAGCATGAAATTTTCTCTTGACTTTGGTACAGGGGTTGCCCTTGCAACTTTTGACGGAAAGGGAGTTTACTCCGCAGCGCAAGAGGCTGGAACGCAACCAGATGTTACACCTTCTGCTATTGTTGTTCCGTCATTGGTTGGGGCAACGATATCGTTTTTTAGCGACACAGACTATTGTCTACTCAGCATTGAATTTGATCTTGGTTTTGATGTTTCTCCGACACTACAGCCAAACGCTACGGATGGAAGCGGGCTCGGCGTTACTGTTCCTGGTAAAATGAAAGCAAAGTGGACGGCAAAGGTATATCACGATACAACCGTTAACCCGATAACGGCATTACTTGCAAGAACGCTCGGAACTATATCTATCGCTTGGGGAACAGCTCCAAACAAATTCACTATTTCAACGACAAAGGCAATGATAACCGAGGTTAAAAAATCAGAAGATAACGGAATAACAACCTACGACTTATCCGGAATACTTGTTGACAATAATATATCAATTGCAATAGATACAACATCAACATAATTTATAAAACTCAAAAAGGAGACACAATGCTACCATTAACAGAAGGAAAAGTCTTTAAGGTAAAAGACGACTTTGACAAAATAACGTTCTGCTTCAGATATCTTACCGGAGAGTATGTTGAAAAAAACAGCGAGATAAAACAGCGGGAAAACAAGCTCGCGTGTGAATATATCGGTTTAAAAAAAACAATGGAGCTTGACGGGATAGACGTTAACGACGAAGAGTCTCAAACCGAAGAATCTGTAAAAAAATACAGCGACCTATTCCAAACGCTTAACACAGAAGAAGTTCTAATCGCAAAAGAAGTTGTTGATCTATTTCTTGTTGGATGGGAGTCAGAAGAATTGAAACTTCCGGTATTTCCAAAATACCCATCGTCGGCATTCAAGAAAAACGACTTGCTTAAAATGCGTGATGTTATAAAGGCAAACATGGCAGAGCTCGAGGGTGAAGAAATACTTGCAGAAGTAAAAAACTTGTCGCGGCAACATACATTGCCTTCAACGGACAGTACTGGAACTGCCGAATGTGTGACGATGCCGCAAAAAAAAGAAGAGGGTGCATAGAACCTGCTCTCGAAAAAGTTTGGAACATAACTGAGTGCTTTATATGTGGAGGTTTCGACAGTGAATGTTCTATATGTAAAGGCAGCAATACCATACCGATTTTCCGATGTCCACGAAGGCTTGCGTGCGAAACTAATGTTTCACAGCTGCTGCCTTTTTTTCAAAGATATCTTGACTATGGTGAATTTCCAGACAAAAGAGGACTTTTGTATCAACCTCTAAAACTTGTAAACACGTTGAATCTTATCTTGCGATATTATCGAAAATATGAATTAGAAGACATTGATAGAAAAAGAAGAGAGATGGCGACATAATGTCTAACGATATAAGCGTAAACTTTAAAGCGGTTGACAGTTTTACAAAACCGTCTAAAAAGATTAACACACAAGTGCGCGCAATGGCCGCGTCCTTTAAATACGCATCAAATCAGTTTGCATCAATGTATCGAACGGTAAGAAGCTTTGAAACGCTTGTTGCTGCTGGAACGGTTGCGTACATAACAAAAAGCACTCTCGGTGCCGTTATGGAGTTTCAGTCCCTTGAAAACTCTATTGGCGGTGCAATTGGAAAGTTTACCGATTCTTCAAAAGAGTTGAAATATCTTAGAAGTGAAGCAGATAGGGTTGGCCTCGTTTTTTATGATATGGCTCAAAGTTATTCGGCATTTGCCGCTTCTACTACACGGTCAGGGCTTTCTCTTGAAGTAACAAGAAAAATATTTAAAGATATTTCAGAAACAGCTGTTTCGATGAAGCTTTCTCCAGAACGTGTAAAACTTACTTTTCTTGCCTTGCAACAAATGGCATCAAAATCAGTTGTGTCTATGGAAGAACTAAGGAGGCAACTTGGAGAGTCATTTCCGGCTGCAATTGAAATAGGTGCCAAGGCAATGGGAATGGGGACACAAGCGTTCAACAAAATGGTTTCTTCTGGAGACCTTCTTGCTCGTGATTTTTTGCCAAAGTTTGCTGAACAGGTAAGAAAAGAACTTGGCGGATCCTTTGAAACGGCATCAACGCAATTGGCGGCAAACGCCGCAAGATTTAAAAACATATGGTTTGACATGAGGGTTGCTGCTGGTGAAGCAATTTATCCAATTGCAAACGATGTGTTGGAGCGACTAAAAGACAAAATGTCTGAACTTAGGGATAGTCTTGTTAAAAATAAAGAAAAAATAATACAGGCATTGTCGAAACTGCCGGGAATAATAGAGCGTCTTTACGATGTTATAAAAAAGGTTGCAGAATTTGTAATTGAAAACAGGGAATACATTGCACTTGGAATTGTTGCCGTTGGTGCTGCCAAAACAATTACAATGATAAACGCTCTATCACTTGCAATAAAGGGTCTTACTCTTGCAGCAATGGCAAACCCATTCATTGCTATTGCGACCGGAATAGGGCTAATAGGTGTTGCTGCCGTTGTAAATAGAGAAAAGATAGTTCAAGGTATGAAAAACATTCCACAACAGCGCAACATTGCAGGAGAAGAATTACTTACCGCTTATAGGGAATATCTTAACGGAAAAAATCCTTCCCAACAAAGCCTTGACGAATTTAAAAAAGAATATGAAAAGACAAAAAACAAAAGCTATTCCTACGAAATGCATGGAATAACAAGGCAGGAGTATTCAAGGACAGATCCTATTCCTGTTCCTGTTGAAACCGGAGAAGAAAATTTAAAAAAAGCAAAAAAAATTCACGAACAATATTCAAAACTCGTAACCGACTGGGGAGAAAAAGAGGCTAAAGGGAATTGGGAAAAAAGGGTTAATCTTAGTGAACAGTTTGAAAAAATACTTGAAAAAGAAAGAGACGCAATAATTGAAAGCAAAAAAATAGAATACGAAACAAGAACGAAGTCAGAAGAGGCGCTTGCAGAAGTAAGAATTGCTTCAATGAAAGAAGGAATATCAAAAGAAATTTCGGCATTAAATTTAAAATACGAAAGAGAATTTGAACTCGCAAAAGGAAACGAAGAGGCAATAAACAACTTGCGAGAGGCGTACAGGGTAGAGCGTGCAACGGCTGAAAAAAAAGACCACAAAGAAAGAATGGATTTATTACGTGAAAACCTATCAATAACAGCATCGAACCTTGAAATAATAGCAGGAAAAGTAAGGGAGTTTACTGGTATTTACAAGACTGCCGCAATAATACAAATAATATCAGATACATGGGCATCTGCTCAATCTGTTTTTAAAAATACGATTAGGGCGCTCTCCTTTATGGGTCCAGGTGCAATTATACCTGCTACCGCCGCTGCTGGTACTGTAGTTGGTGCTGGAATAGTAAGAGCTAACGAAGTTAGAAAACAAAGGTTTTCACTTGGAACTCGTGGCTTTGAGACAAACGGGCCGACAACTTTACTCGTCGGAGAAAACCCAGGAGGAAGAGAAAAAGTAACTGTTCAGCCAATAAGTAGCCAGAATGTAAACGGGCCGCAGTATGGATCAGGAAATTATATTTTTCCAATATACGATTACTCTGGAAAGCTAATAGACACAATAAGAAGCAAAATAAGAACCGGAGAGGCAGATAGACTTGTCCGTGACATTGCTTTACGACAAGGATCATTCGCATGATAACGCTATCAATAAGCGGTGGAGACTCTATTCAGATTGATTTTCCAGAGTATAATTACACTACCACGTCACACCTTGCTATTTCAATAACAAAAACAATGGCTGGGTATAAAATATGGGACAATGGAATTAGCAATGATTATCGAACATGTAGCATAGATCGCTTTTATATTGATTCTACACAATCAAAAAGCATTGACGATTTTATACTTGCGAACAGGGGAGAAAACATAAACCTTGTTCTGCCTGAAGGAAGCGGATTCTTCCCGTTTGCGCCTGACAAAGGAGACTACGGAACGTTTGTTGTAAAAATAATCGATAGAAAGTTTGGACAATTTGACCAATTTAGCAGGTATTCTAAATCTCTTGAATTGTTGCTTGTAACGCCACCATCTTATGAATTTCCAGAAATATCTCAACAGGGTAGCTTTCAAATAGGTTCAGTCGATGGGTTGTTATATCCGCAGCTTGGAATTGATGTTGAAACGCAATACGGAATAGGAACAGGAATTTCTTATGGTGGCGACGCGTATTCTGTTGACATAAAAAGAAATGTTTATACTGCGGAGTTTACACAGCAATGCAATACAAGTCTTGCTTCTTATTTAATGGCGTTTATTACCGGTGCTACTGGAAGAGATAGCGACATTACAGTAGTCGCTCCAACAAACTATTATTTATTTGGAATTCAAAACGGAAGCAGCGGAACATACACTTGTAAGCTAACACAAAGTGTTATTGAGTGTAAACATGTCGGGAACGAACAGTTTGAAATAAAAATACCGCTATGGATGAAGGCGGTAGCATGAATATAATCGGCGCAGTTAAAATAAATACCGAAGTTGTTCATTCAGATGACACAACAATCGGCATGTTTTCAAATGGAACACTACCAGCAGAATTAAGATGGTCTGAGTCTGAGTTAATTGGGGTAGCCGAAGAATATAATTACGAAATGATTGTTGACAATGGAATAGGAGACAGGCAAGAGAGTTTTGATGCTTCATTCGGTGGAAACACAACATTGGTAAATGATTTCACTGTTATTGTTCACGGGGCAAGTCAATTTATGATAAGGCTTGCAATAATAGGAATCAAGATACATGGATTGACAATTGAATACATTGAGTTTGTTGGCACAGATTCAGATTCTGACAGCGTCTCAAGCGATACTATTTTTAGAGGGGTTGTTGAAGATGTTGAGTGGAACGAAAACGAAATAAGGATAACGGCGAAATCTTCATACGAATACAAAAGAAACAGGTTTATTGGTCTTAAGCCAACAACGACCGACTATCCTAACATTGACGACGCAATGGTTGACAATATAATACCTGTATCATTTGGAAGTTCTGATCCTGATAACGACAGGTTTTTCAAGTTGCCAAGAATTGAGTATAAAAACGAAACAATATCTGCATCTGATATTGATCCTGATGTAGAGCCATCAAACACAACAATTTTTCCTCTTATAAAATTTGGAACAGAGGACACAAGGGAAGAGGCGAGGTTTTTAATTGGCGTTAATTCAGGTGCGGGAATTTTAGGATATGACTTTACAGGAAAATACGTTAATGTGTTTGATGGGGCAGAGAGTTCGAATGGCGAGATAAGAAAAGTAGATCACGAAATATTGACAGGAACAATATATACGGAGTATGATTCGATATCGGCAGAACTAATAGCAAATGGATACGAAACAGATTTAACCGACCACGAACATGCATATTTATCGCTGTGTGACGTATTTTCTTCTTATCTTGAATGCTTTACACCTGATAGCCCTACATTTAAAACATTTGTCACTATAATGGACTTGTTTTTTAAATACATTATTGACAGCGTTTCTTGTAGTGGTATTTCTTTGAACGGGAATTACTACCTAAAAGACGACGAAGAAATGATAAAGATGCTTGATACTGATACGGTTGTTTCTACGGATAATACCGAACATATCGTTGAACCAAGGGTTCTGAACAGTAGCACCGGAAGCTATGATTCCCTTGTTATTTTACCGGTAGATACAATAATACCATTTACAAAAGGAACAGGAGAAAACCTTGTTGAATATGGAATTGACGAAAACTATAAAGAAATAGTTCCAGGTCTTTTTTATAACGATCACAGCGGAGACGCTATTTTAAACGCAACATCTCCAGGGATAATAACAGGTGCGGATTATTTTAAAGATAAAGACAGGGATACAGAATATTCGTTTTCACTGTTTCTTGAAAATACATACCCAATTGGAAAGTACGATTATTATGTTGTTTTTAAAATTGGACTTCCAGAAATAACAGACAAAATACAATTTGACAATATTTACCTTGGAATAGACTCTGTAAATACCCAGTATAAAGCACCTTCTCTCGGAACTCCTTTTTATGACAAGTTCATAGAAATTAAAAGAAAAAGTTTTTACAATAGACTTTATGAACTTGAAGACATAACGTATGGTGGGGCACCAAGAAACTTACCAGATAATTATTATACGGTTCAGCAGTCAACAAAAAATGTATATCGATATTACAACGGTGGACATATTGGATTACAATCATACGACTTAGGAATATCAAAAAAAGAAGATTATGAGAGTGTTGAAAATTTGTTACTTTGTTTCAAAGTTGATATACCATCTACCCTTGAAGCAATGACTGTTTTAAACGTAACATTATTTAAGGAGCTCGCTATCGTGTTTGAAAAAGGGTTGTCTCTCGGCAAAGAGGTGTACGCATGATAGGCGGAAGGGTTTTTGGAGAAACAATACCAGGAAGATATGGTACTGCCGATTTAATTGACAACCCAATAATGTTGCTTGAATATATAAAGCGACAACAGAATTGGCAGGATAACAATGATGCTCCGTTAATTAAAACAGGGTCAGATATTGGGAGTTTTGACCACTCATCTCTTGACGAAATAAAAAATCTGAAAATTGCACGTCAGATTACCGATGAAAATTTGGCGTGGACAAAAAATATTTGCAAGTCTTTATGTGAAACATTTTACCTTGTGTCGTATCAAGATAAAGACGGGTATGAGTGTATCGATTATTTTTTACGAGAAGAAGCTCCAGGAGAAACAATTACTGTTTCAGATATTATTCCAGGAAGCCTTGGGATGATAGAAGAGCCTAAACCAGACATCATTTTTGTTATGCCATATCTTAATTATTCCTACGATTATGCTTTTTCAAAATACACAAAATCTCTTCAGGTATTACATGTTGACGATGAAGAGTCATGGAGTACAGAGTTTACCCCAGGATTTCAAAATAATGATGGAGAATTAATATGGAATAAGTGCAGGGCACTTTATTTTACTTATAGAAAAATAGAAAAAATACCACAAAACGTTTCAGACCAGGAATGGATTGTGGATTATGATACCGCACTTTGGAAAATAAATAAAATTATTGATTATCAATCACTAAAAGACTTTTCGTTTTCTGTTTATTATACAAAAGGAAGACTGTGGTATCCAGGGCAGCAAATATATATACAGTTTCCAAACGAGACAGATGGATTAATAATACGCTCTGTTATAACATCTGTACAAAAGAGCAAAAACAGGAATAATGTTTCCATTAAATTAAAAATGCTTGATCAAATCGATCCTACTGTATATTATACAATATACCAGCAATGTGACGGTTCGGTGCTTGAATGGCAGCCTACCGATGGATCAGATACAGAATTCCAGGAGAATTAAAATGGCAGAAAACGTAACACAAATAGAAGGCGCAACTGAAGTCGAAATATATTTAAGAAATTACCCATACGCCGCAGCGATTACCGATATGGCTGCACTATGCGAAATATATTTGACTGACCTTGACCGCAGGGCTTATAAAAACGCCGTCGGCTCTTTGAGAAAATATATGGAGGACTCAACAGGGTCGACGAATATACCAGAAAACAGACTGTTATATAGCGATGAAAACGGAAGGGTAACCTATGATGAAAACTTTACAATTAATGATGGCGTTATAACTCTGTTAAATGGAATAGGGTTAGGAAATGGGTGGGCTTGGGTTACAACGGGTACGTCGTGTTATTTATATAAAGATGGTGAATTTACGGGCTTTGGAATTGAAACTTAATTATATTTATATAAAGGAAAAGATATGACAACACTTGCGGAACTTAACCTAAAACTTTCCGATACGTTCGACAACATAAGAAATGATTTTAGGGCGTACCACATTAGGATTGTTGAGTTGCAGGGGCATATTGACATAATGAAACAAAAAATACTCGAACTCGAAAAAGAAAACGAAAAACTTATAAAAGGAGGTATCGGTGAGCACAAAAATAGGAAAGCCAGACAGAATAGATAGTTCCTTTTCGGCAGCTCTTTCAAGTTCTGGTTTTTGTGATATGCAGCGAATAGACATATCTGGTCATTCCGACGCCGAAATAGATATTGTTGCAGAGCTTGGTGGAAATGTAATTGTTAGAGGAGTTGTAAACGATTCAGGATCAGATGGATCAATTTATCTAATGACTCTTGAGAATGATAGCGATGGTTATATTGCATATCCTATGGCGGCAGGCGAAAAAGATGTACTGTTACTACCGATAACGCATGTAAGAAAAAGCGGGAGCATTTCTTCAGCAATCTTTAAATATCAAAAAATTAATAGCTAAGGAAGTAAAATGAAGCAACTATTATTACTATTGTTCCTTGTGTCAAATTTGTTTTCTTTTCATACCAGGGTTGACTCTCTTTGGGTATACAAGGCTATTAAGTTTATGGCTCCAAGTTTTGACAGCCTGCTGTATATTGATGCTGATGATTCGACGTTGAAGAATACCGGAATTTATTATAACAGGGTAAGTCAATATACGTACTTTCCGACTGGTATTGTTATTGACACACTAAACAGTGAAGCGGCAATAACCGTCAGGTCTCCTAATTCTACAGAATATCCGAGCATACCACTAAAATTATATCCTGCATCAACGAATGATAACGTCGGACACGTAACAATAAACCCAATGCTTACCGACACGTTTTATAACGGATCTTGGCTAAATAGAATTTCAACAGGTGGCGTAAGTATCGGTGGTCAGTTGTATGGGGAAACAAGAAAAAGCGAAATGATTGTTGGCCCTGAAGGGTTTTACTTTATAAACAGGTTCTACCATGCAGACGAAAATGATGGTTGTATCCACATAGACAACAGCCACAACTTGTATATAACAGATACAACTGGTGTTAATCTTGGACTAAGCCTAGCAGTAGGTGGATCACCAAATCCTACACGAGGAATTAGTCTTGGCGAAGACGGCTCTCACATTTACGACAGTCTATTTTTACATGGCATAAAAGAAGACTTAACAAGCGATACCGTAGACATATTATTTATGAAATACGGGTACGAAGTAAAAAGAAGGTCGCTTGCTGATTTTGCCGATACGATAATAAAAATAATAGAAGCGACAGACACCGTATACGTTGATTCTGCAAGAGCGGCATGGAAAGCCGATACCCTTATTTATCTTTCCGATTCGCTTGATGTTGTGAGGTCGCTTATATCTGCTGCAAGTGACAGCGTAGAAAAATCACATCATTCCGTTTATTCTGACACTGCCGATACCGCTTTTGTTTCCGGCATTGCTGATAGCGCGAAAAACGTTAGTGATACTGTGACTGCTCATATTAACGGGACGTCTGGTTATTACTCGCAATTTGACACTGATGGTCATTCGGTAATGTCGAGTGAAGAAAACTGGTACGACAATGGTTCTTTGATGTCAACAACACTTCCAGTATATACGGCGTCTCATCTTACCGCAGGTGGGAACATTAGCGGAGACTCTTTGTACGGAAGCAAATCATGTTTTTATTTTTCACCGAAACTACGACACCCCGATACTGTTTCATCATTCGATATGGTTCCTGTTGTTGATGATTCAGTTGTAAAGGTAATATCATCTTCGACATTCAGAACGCAGATAGGCGCACAAGCCGCTATTTCAGGCACTGATAACTACGTCGCAAAATATAACGGAACTGGTGCTTTACAAAACTCTATCATATACGATGATGATACGAAGGTTGGAATCGGAACTACGACACCCGCTGCAAATCTGCAAATAGCAGGAATACCATCTAACACATTTGGAATTATAGCAGGGAATGATGTACATGGCGGTGGAATGACCGACGATACCAGAAAATATCTGAGAATTGGGTGTCCGTCGTATGATATTGACGAAGAACCGGTATCTATTATTACCGTTGACAATAACGGTTCAGCAAACATCTTACATATAGGCGGTGGCACCAGTGCAGGAAACGCACCTACCGAGATAAATTTCAGTACAGCAGCGTTGAATACAACAATTGGAACTCTCAGGATGATTATTGATAGTGATGGAAAGGTCGGAATTGGAACTGAGACACCTACTGCAAGACTTGATGTATGTGAAGGTGGTGATGATGACAGAATCTCCCTTGTTGTTGGCGCAGATGCAAACGCATCATCAAGAACAGACGGAAATAATAAGTATGCGAGAATAGGTTGTCCTCACTATGATTTAGATGAAGAGGTTTCTGCTATTTTATATTGCTCTAATACATCTACAGAAAACCGTTTGCGTTGGGGTGGTGGTAGCAGCTCAATGAATTCTGTTACATCACACCAGTTTTATACATCAGAAAGTAATACAATAACCGGTGGAACTGAACGCCTCCGCATAGAAAGTGACGGGAAAGTTGCAATAGGGATGACGTCACCAGCTACAGCATTATTAGATGTTAACTCAGATATTATACGACTTCGTACCACAAAAACTCCTGCGAATTCAACGGCAGCAGGAAATGCCGGTGATATTTGTTGGGACACGAACTATATATACGTGTGTTATAATACTAATCAATGGGGAAGAATCGCATTAGGAAAAACAGGATGGTAATATTAGAATTTAAGTTAGGAGTTATTAAATGGAAAATAAGGAAATTAAAGTAGACTTTCAAACTGCTTTTAATATTGGCATTTTAGAGTTTGATAAAAAAATAACTGAGGCGGAATTAAAGGTTTCTCAATTAAAAAACGAAAGAGCAAATTTCATCTTTGATAAAAATGTGCAATGTATTTTAAATGCAAAACAACAGGAGAATGCAACAGATGAAACAAGTAAAGTTTAGGGACTGGCTGACGATAGCAGGATTCATCTTTCTTGCCGGTGTTCAGATGGCGATGTCAGGAGATACTCGCCGTCGTGTTGAATGTTGCGAGGTGAAGATTGAAAAGTCCGGTGAATCAATAAACCGGCTTGAAGGATTAATTATCAGGCTCGAAACCATTGTTGAGTACAATGAAAAAAGGAGTAGCCATGAGTGAATATAAACCATCGATAACAATGCAAAAGGGCGCATCCGAAGCAGCTATGACCGGAACGCCACTTGTACTTATTGGACTTGCGGTAAAGATCGCTAATGACCGTGGATTCGATATTTCAACCGACGAAGCAATTGCCATTATATCCGCTTCCGGAATAATAATTGCATTTGTCCGAAGGGCTTGGCGCAATCTGTCGAAACAGTTAATTGGAGAAAATAAATGAGATTGCTAACTTAAATTATTTCGTAGGAATGGAAATGATAGCTATTTGCAAAAAAATAATTACGTTTATAAAGTCTTTTATAAAGTGGCTTTCTGACTATGAACCATCATGATTGTTGGTATCCATTTATGGTTATTGGCTGTGGGTGTTGTATTATTGTTGAAGAAGCAAAAGAGATGATTAAAGAGGTAAAAAACCGTGACTAAATTCGATCAGTATAAAAATGAGATAGTCTCGTATGCCCTGTACGCGCCTTATGCAGCACTGGCCGCGAGGCACCGGGATGACATGGACGGGAATCCGATAGACGGAAATGACTTCATCGAAGACATTATCCATGGCCAGCACCGGAAAGATACTCCGGTATACCGATTTAAAATCGGATTCGACTTCACATTCGTAGTCGAACTCGACGACCGGATACTGGTTCTCAATCTCGGAACCGACACGAAGGCCGGTGGGTTCAGGGTGTGGCTTTCAAACATTAAAGCACTTCCGGTAACAGATGAAATCCATAACGGATTTTATGAAGCCGGATGGAAAACGTTTGTTGCTATTCAAGACATCATAGAAGGAACAAAGAAGCCCGTTGTCTTCATCGGACACTCAAGGGGTGCATCAAGGTCGTACCTATGCAAGAAGTTCTTTGCTGAGGTATCAGGACGTGAATCTGACTGCTTCTGCTACTGTCCTCCGAAGACATTCACTAAAAAAGGTGTGAAGAGATTCAATTCGCTACCGAGAGATACCTTTTCAGTTATCTCTCATGGGGACATTGTGGATAACATTGGATTCGGGATATTCCGTAATTGCGGGACGGTGATTAATCTGCCAAAGTCGGGGAATATAATCTCGAAGATCCCATTCATCGGCGGTCATGCTTATACCAGCTACATGGACGGGATGATCGAGATGTTCAAAAAGACCGGTCACAGTAAAGAGGTTAAATACCTAATTGAGCGAAAAGGCTGGTGCGAGATTTGATCAATCTTCGTATCCTGTTTAGATTGTGATATTGCAAGCAACTGATGGGGCATGTGCGCAGTTGGGCTTTGCCAATTGCGTACTGCCCGTGTTGTGTTTAGTTTGCCGGGCTTCCGCAGCTTTCTTTCTGAGCACTCGATAACTGTTTTTCGAGCGACCTTTCCACTTGCTGCATAGCCCAGTCGAGTTTATCTTCAGGCATGGTATCAACAACATCGTTGATATTCGCATCTAAATTGCCGTGACTGTACATCTGCTTGAAGCGCCGCCGCCAACATTCCGGAAGTTGAGCGAGGCCACGTTTCAATTCTTCCCTTGCGAAATTCTTCAACTGATCGTTCATGAGATATCCTTTCTTGTGCGCCGAACTATAATTCTCAAGCACGGCAAATTGAATACAACGGACGGCAATAACAGAAGTTACGCCGATTTGTATATTGACCTGCAACCCTCTGACCCGCTGGAGTGAGGGCATATTGAACGACGTATAAGACACGTTTCGCAACTCGGCGTAATTTCCCCTTGTGGCGGAGTCTTCAGAGTGTTATTGCCTGTTGTAAGATCGTTAAACTTTTCTTCCGCCAGTTCTGTGGCCGCATCCCATGCTGCCTGTGCATAACCTTCCCTATCGTAACCGTCCAGCCCCTCCCAATTTTCATTCCACCACTGTTCAAATGTTTTTGCGGCCATTATAATCTCCAAAAAAAAGTTTAATTGCAACTAACGGCTTAGCTATGTGGCTGTTGCGCTAAGCCCGACTTTTCAATTTTGTTATAAATATCAAACTGTACTTGGTTTATAGAAATCCCGTTACGGCACATTTCTTGCACCTCCCAAAGCAATTGACCCATAGCTGTGTTGGTGGATGTAAACTTTTCTACCTTAGCGTATAGGGCGCATTCTCCCTTGCATAGCCCTTCGCATGATACTTCGCAAACAACTTTGTGTATACAAGAATCACATATTAAAGCGCCCATATAATCTCCAAAAGAAAAGTTTATTTCCACCAACGTCTCGCGATTATGCGCAGTTCTGCTGGGCTTTGACAACAGAATTGAGGCGCACTGCCAGTTCGTGAATATCTGCATCTTCTAAATCAATATGGTCGGAAAGACGACTACGTGTAAGTTCGGCTTTAAGCGCCTCCGTATAATCGCTGTTGGTTGACTGTTGAGCGAGTACAGCGGTTTTCAGGGTTTGCCATGCACCTTTTATTGATTCAGCGTGGTAACTTCCAAAGTGTAAGCTCAAAACTCGCAACGCACTTTCAATTTTTTTCTGCATGGCAAACTCCTATGATAAATTTTAGAGCGAAATTGCACACAACGTGCTCACGCACAGCCGAAGTGCCGAGCGATGGTTGAATAAATATCCGCGGCCACGTCACGTTCACCGCGGGTTGCAAATTTGACACCGACTGTTACCTCGCCCCAGCTCGGCATTTTGGCTTGCGTGTGTTGCCTGTCTGTTGCTGGCGACTCCGCTGTATTCAGAGGCGCGTCTTCGTAAAAAACAACCCCGATGAAACACTCTTGGAAATTATATGACTGCTGGCACGAATTGACTGTTACCTGAATAACGGATACCTTCGGATCGTTTACAAAACTTTCGAACTCCGCTATACTACCGAAAACTGCAACACGCTTCATTAGCGCCTCCTATAATATTTGATCTCGCCAGCTATTGCAGGCAACGGGTTGCCGCACCCTCCCGACGTGGGCTTTAACATGTTGGGCTGCGGCTGTTGTAAGATGTAAAGGGTTGTTTCCATAACGCCAGCGCGAAATACAGTGTATTAACGGCTGCACCCGAGGCACTGTTACTTGTGCAGAGGTCTTTTCTATCGCCCCTACTAATCATAAAAACAACCCTTTGTTTCTTACAACGGTTTAGCCAACGTGTGCTGGTTTGCCCGTATTACCCTGACAAGTACAAATATCGAACTCGACATACTCGCTTGATTTGACCATCTCACGCGAATAGTGAGGGCAAACTGGAATACTTGGCTTGTTATGCGACAGTTGAGCGAGTTCCTTTTCTGCGGCAAAATAATCATCGGTATTTACAAGTACATAACCCACTATTTCCTCTGCAAGTTTAGATTCGAGTTTATGGTTGCGTCTCATTTTGCCGCCTTTACAATAAATTTAAGAGTGAAATTTCGCATAACGGTTCCGGCAACGGCGGGCGTGCAGCTTTGGGCATGTACGCCTTGCCGTGTTAGCGGCTGTTAACCGCGACTCCCATTACTCTTTCCGGCGCTCAACATATAAGCTGCTTCTTTGCGAGCCTTGACAGTTGACGGCATCCCGGTAACGAGCCGTGATTTAGTAACGGTATTTTTTGAAACGCTGCGACTCTTTCCGCTTTTGCGAGATACACCAACTTTTGCTTTCATGAGAAACCCTTTCTTGCGCCGGAACCACAATGCTCCGGAGCGGTTAATTGACGCTAACGGTTCGGCGCACCCGCCCGATGGCGTTACGCTGCTATGAAATGACACTGATCTAACTCGCAAACACCACAATCCCAACTGACACAAAAGCGATTATCGCAATAAGTAATGCTTTCGGGCTGCGGTTGTTGTGTGTCTGTAGCGGCCAACTCCTTAATTCCAAGAGCGGCGTTCTTCGTTATGGCAACCAAATCCACTTCAACACCGCCCGGAACATTGCCAAAACTGTTGCTGTGCATAATCTCCTTTGGAACACTAAACGTCAACGTACATTCTCCGAAGTCGAAAGAGTGCATTTTTAATTTCATAAGCCGCTCCTATAATTTTTGATCTTGGCCGCTATTGACTACAACGTCCACCGCACGCACGAAGTTACGCTTCGGAATTTTGTGCTGCGGCTGTTGTATTTAGTAAATACGCCTACCCCTTTTCCTTTGGCGGGCGTTGTTTTTCATTATCTTTTCAATTCTGCACTTGCGCGAACAAAATCTTATTTGACCGTTTGTTAACAGTTTCCCGCAACCCCTACAATTATCCTCACTATAGAACCTTGCCATTGTTTCCCCACTGTTAGCCCGCCAACTCCAATAAGAAGGGCGGATTTATTGAATACAACGTCCGACAAATGTACGCCGTTTAATATTACTTAGTGGCACACCGCATATAAAAACCACAATGCCTGCAACAATTAACACCGTCGGAACCTTTTAATGGCGTACTTTGTTTGTTGTGCGATGAACCGTTTTCTTCCATAGCTTTTACGGCGGCTTCCCACACCTCTTCTATAAGTTGCATTTCCGGCGATGTCAAATAGCCATCGTAATTATCGATAAACTCTTGCCAATTCTTAGCCTCCATACAATCTCCAGATAAAACGGTTTTTCGTACAACGGTTCGCGCAACGGTTGATCGTTTTAATGTCAACCTTGCGTTGTTGGTTGTTGTAAATTTGCGCTTTCCACAGTGTTTGCGGTTGGCGTCCACGGAACAAACGGTTCAAAAGAACCTTCGTGAGGATAGCCGCCGACGCAATCGCGGCAAACTGGATCTTTACTCCACCGATCTGATCTATAAGCATAAGCCTCATTGTCGCACCATCTGCATTTAATAGCCACTTGCCAACCGCCTCCAATAAAATGTTTTAGCGCAAATTTATTTCCACCAACGGTTCGCGGTACTCGCCCGAAGTTATTGTGCCCATTCATATTGAGTACAATCAGATATTACGCTAACAACAAAAGTTCTGGCATCGCAAACATCTCTATTTTTACAGGAAGGGCACAATGATTTTGGGCTACCGCTGTTAGAAGCTGTACCCGGCGACTCCACAGCATTCTGCCGGGCGTTC